CTATGTCTGCCATATCAGCTACCATCTGATGAAAGTCTATATCATCTTTTTTATAACTAGCTACAATCTCTTGTACTTTTATATTATCTTTTGTAGCAGGTGTTAAAGAAGCATAGTGCATCAACCATCTTGGCTCCTGCGCACTGTAGTCTAAACTTGCCCACTTATCACCCTCTTCTGGTAAAAACAAGCCACGTATCATTTTTTTAATCTCAGGATGTCTAGCAGGCACTTGTTGTAGGTTAGGATGACTAGATGAAAATCTACCTGTTACTGTACCCCCATCATCTGATCGCAACTGGTTAAACTCACAATGTATTCTACCCTTGTACTGATGATTAAGTATGGTTTCTATAAACGTGGTATTTGCTTTATTGTATTCTCGTATCTCTAATATTTTTTTAGCTATAGGATGTTTATGTGTTTTTAAAAAGTGTTTTGTAAAACTAGGTGCGTTAGACTTCTCTGTTCTTTCATAGGTTAAGTTTAGTGCATCAAATGCCTTTGCTAAACTAGTCGCTGTCCACGGTTCAATGTCCACACCTGTTTCATCTTTTACTTGCTTTAACAGTTTATCTTCTTTTTGTTGTAGCATCTTTTTTGTTTTCTCTGCTTTGTCTAAATCAACTCGTATACCTTTTTGTCTCATATTAAATATAATTGGTAACAAAGATAACTCTAAGTCTAATATCTTATCGCAGTTTTCAAACGATAGTTTTCTGCGTAACACGTTCCATAAATCAAGTGTGAGCTTGGCATCTGTTTCAGCGTAACTTGCTACCCTTGATGCAGGCAATTTCCACATTTCTTTTTTAGCATCAACACCGTGTTGATGTGCCGCTATTTTTAAATCATCTTCTTTTTTTCTCTCACCTAAGTATGTATAGCCTAAAGCATTTAAACTGTAAGAGAACCTGTTCTCATCTAACAAAGGTGCTGCTATCATTGTATCTAACACTTTGCCCGGAACGGTTATACCCTCTGTTGATAACCACCCTAAGTCATACTGTGCGTTATGAAAAACAACAGACATACCGTGTTTTAACTGATCTTTCAACCAACGTAGTACTATGTTCTTTGACAAGTTACCACCACCCTCGTGTGCTATGGGCAAGTATGATCTCCAGTTAGAAGTAGCAATTGCTATACCTGTTAAGTATCCATCTTTGCGTGACCAACCTGGCCCTAGTGTTTGTATGTTAGGGTCGCAAGTTTCTGTATCAATCGCTATAATTTTTTCTTGTGATAAGTCTGGTAGATTGCTTGGTGGTGTCCAAGTCTTCTCGTCAAATAAATCTCTTTCGTACATTATACCTCATTTCCCCAAGTCACCCACCCTGGGGTCTTTTGTCTTGCGAATAACTCTATTCTAGGCAAATTCCCGCATAACTCAACTATTTTATCTCTTACGCAGTCTGGCTTCTTTGAGTGTCTTTCTATTGGCTCATAGATAACTTGATGCACAGACTTTGATACACGCTTAGGTTTACCGACTGTACCTAATAAACAAAGTTCTGCATTAGCTCTTGTCCAATACCCCATACCCCAAAAAGATGAAAAGTTATCTTCTGGTAAAAAAGTAAATTGTTTTGTGTTGTAATTTTTATTTGTCTTTATCCAAGCAAAGGCGCACGTCTTATATGTAAAACCCCAACGCTTCATTGTCTCAATGCCTTCTATTAATTTAGGAAACGTAACCCACATTAATAAAATACAATTATCATTTGTTATCTCTTGTACTGGCATACTATAAATGTCTTCATCTTTCATAATCGGATACGGTGTAACCAGATCTCCAGAGTATGTTTTGTATTGCCAAGGTGGATCTGCGTAAATAATATCATATTTACCTCTGGGCAAACTAATCTTATCCACGAAAACCCCTGTGAGCCTGTGTTTGAGATAAAAACCCGTTTAAATCGTCACTGAGTGCTTGTAAACAAGTCTTGCTTATGATTGTACCTTGGAAATCATTCATAATCACGCTCTATTATCATTTCACAATAATGTATGGCTTTTAGTATGTCTTCCTTCTTACCTTTCTTAGCGTGACGGCAAATGTATTTAATAACATTGCCTTCTGCAAATGGTAACTCGTTTTTGTTTATAAACTGAGACGGTTGTATTTTTAAATCTTTATAGTGTTCACTGCCCTTGTCCCACAAGTTATCATCAGAGGCATAATTATAAACTTTGTTTAAAACAGTTTGAAATTCTTTTACTGTTTCTTTTGGTATATCTTTATTTTCTTCAAAAAATTTTACTAACATTTCACTAAGTTTTTCTTTCATAGTTGATAGTACCTTTCTGTTTGTGGTTGCATAATATGTAAATTCTTTTTTGCTCTTGTTACACCAACATAGAACACTCTGTGCTCTGTTGATGGATCTCTTTCATATTCTTTGTTAGCGGCATAGGATATATCTGGCACTAGTAAAACGTTTTCACACTCACCACCTTTCATAGAATGTATCGTGCTTAATTTTATTCTAGGCTTTTTTACATTGTCTCCTCTCTTCAATGCATTTAAAACATAGTTTTGCATATCTAGTCCAATCTTGCCTAACACTTGATGCCATCTAAACTCTTTACCCATTTGTAATCCTACTTGTTCTTCTAATATATTTATATTTAACATTTGATCCATATCAAACTGTCTAAATGCTTTTGATGTAGGGCCACAACCTTTTTTAAATCCTTCTCCTACTGTCATATACGAATACAAGTTTCGTACACTAGTAATCGTTGCCTCTTTGCCTTTACACAAATCTTCCCACGTTAAAATAGCTTCGTACATTTTTTTAGGAATACTAGGATGGTCGTGTCTACTATAAATCCAACCTTCTTGTTTTAAACTTGCAGCGTATCGATCTAAAATTCTATTTGTCCTGGCTAACACTACCCACTCCCCCTTATCTATTGGAACCTCATCTAAATTATAATGATACGATACCGATCCTTCTTCATCTCTAGGTTGCCATTCTTTTAATGCTCGTCCATCTATCCTTGTTACAATTTGTTGTGCTAAACTCCACACCTCTTTTGGTACACGATAACTTTGTGTTAAGACTTCTTTTTGTTCTGTAGCTTTTAAAAAACTTTTTACGTCTGCTCCCTGAAAACCCATAATTGCTTGATCATCATCACCTGTAAAAATTTGTATCTTTGGATTTTGTCTAAGTACATCTACCATCTTCCATTGCAAAGTAGATAGGTCTTGAGCTTCATCAACAAACAATGCATCTATGTCTGGGCACTCACCTTTTTCTATAAAATTAGAAATCATATCTGTAAAATCTATTTTACCTTTTTTCTTTTTATAATCCTCATAGGTTTCTATTAATCGTAACAACTCACCGTAATCTAAATCATAGTTACCCTCTTGTTGAAATACCTCTTCTAGCGATGTTCGTTTACTTCTGTACAAGTGATACATATTTAAATATGCATCGCCCTTTTTATACCCCACCATATCAAAATCATTTTCTGCATCTTTTGATTGTGTTGTAAAATCTAGTCCTACTGCCTCTGCTATCTTTTTAAAATCTGATCCTCGCATAACATCATCGACATTGTATCCTAGTGTATGAAATGCCATCGAATGCAAAGTTTGAAAGTATGGTAAATCTTTGTCCACTATCCCCCAATCACTGCACACACGATCTTTACTTTCTGTTGCAGCTTTCTTAGTAAAAGAAACATTGGCAATTTTTGAAGGCTCAATACCTTTTTCAATAAACTCCTTTACCATCTGCGAGTTTGTATGTGTCTTACCACATCCGGGCGGTCCTAAAATTGTTTTCTTCAAAACGGTGGCTCCTCATCATCTATAGTTACTTTAGGAAACTCTACATCTCCTTTTTTTATTTCTGGTATAAACCAAACACGAACAGTTTGCCATTTATTCTTATTGTCTTTAAATCTATATTGCTTATCTGCCTCTCCACCATTGTTCATTTCTTTTAGTCTCTCTGTTATCTGACCTCTGGTGTATGTAGTAAAGTTATGTCTTTTTAAAAACTCCTGCAAAGAACTCAACTTAAAATGTGTGTAATTATCTTCTGTCCAGGGTTTACCTGTCATTAATTCTTCTGGACTTCTTGCTTGTAATCTTGCCGTACAAAACATCTCTAACAGTTCTTGAAACTGACCTTTAGTTGTCAACTCTTCTGGCACAGATATTCTTGTTGCCGTGTTCAACAATGTGTCAACCATCTCTCTCCAATCTGACTCTTTTAATCTTGCAGGCATCTTATACATTTGCTCCATACAAGCTCGTTGAAAGTCTACCTGCATTTGTAATTGTTTTGTAGACAGTTCTAATCTGTGTCCATCTACATCAACAAACCACACAGGTGGCTCAGACTCTACAACAGTAAGACCTCCGATAGTAGGCATAGATAAATTAGTACCCACACCAAACTTCATAGTTTTACACAGTGATTTATTGCAATGACTTTTTAGCGGCTCTTGTTTACACGCATAAAAATATTCTTTTTTCTCTAACTGATTTTGTATTGTTACAATCTCTTTTGCAGGCAACGGTGGATTACAATAATCGTTGTTATGTTTTTCAAGTAAATTTTTCCAATTTTCTGGAGAAGACATTTTATAATACAAACCTATGTTTAACATTGTATTATTTCTACCCCCTTCTGGTATACCAAACTCTGTCAACTGCCGAAGACAAGGTGGTCCTGAAGGTAGTATATCACTGTTTGTTCCTATCACAATCTCTCTTAGTTTCTTTAAACTAATTCTATTCTTTTCTGCCTTCTTAATAAAATTTTCTAATGTAATGTCGTGTCCTGATTTTGTAATTGCATATCGCATTGTGTATTTGTAATTAAAATACGGCAGGTTAATAAAGTTTCCTACATCTCCTCTTTCTACAATAACCTCTTCTTGCTTTGGAAATATCTCACAGTTGCCATACCCTAATGCCGATGCAAACTCTGCTAGTCTATCTCGTATCTCTGTTGCCGATATAGGTTCACTTAAAAATATATACAGATGTGCGCCACCACTTTTTGATCTGCACAAAGTAAGTGGTAGTTTTAAACTGTTTATTTTTTTTGCTAATTTTTTTAAATCTAAATTGTATTCGTCAATGTCTAATGCACCAAAGCGACATTGATTATTTTCATCGATAGGTATACTGCCGATACCTTTATTTCCTTCTAAATGTTGTTGTACTAAATCCAAAGACAACGGCTCACGGACAATGTAACTCTTTGACATTTGTTTGCCGTGTTTCTTAGAGTCAATAATTTCTGTCTGTCCGTGTGCGTTTGAGAAGCCTCTAAATAAGTCATAAAATTTCTTTGTTAGTGACTCCATACCAAAATCATTTCTCGTAATCTAATAGTAATTCCTCGCCCTTAACGATTGGTCTTTTGGTAATGACATTGTAAATTAAATAGTCATCCCAATCTTGTGTGCAGGCTAAAAAACAATTTGGTTTATCTGAATGATTTATAAAGCCACCAAGTGGTGTTCTGATGTATGTAATAATCATAGGAACTTTTATATGTGTAGCTCCTAAATCTGTTTGTGCTTTTATGTTTGTAGCAGCAAATATTCCGTGACCTTCAATCTTGCTTTCTCTTATGCAAACTTCTTCTGGTAAAGGCTTATAGTAAAATCTATTGTATTTTATTTTCATAGCAGTATATAATATATATTTTATTCATAAATCTATTCTCCGAAATAAGAGGAGTGGGGTGACCCACTCCTCTTTTTGGTTAGAACGGTACTTCGTCCTTATTGGCATCAGTAGGTGGTAAAGCCGTTAACTCACCACTCTTAATACTAGTATGAAATGATTTTGCATCATTATAACTTTCGATGCTTTCAACCATTTTCTCGTGTTCAACAGACCAAGAATACCAAGATCCTTTATCGTTACCTTCTTCAACAGTTTTTAATCTGTATATTTGTGAAAAAGATGGTAATGTTTTTCCATTGTGTTTTTGCATCATCATTATGCTCATCCACTGCCTTGATTTTTTTAATTGTGTTTTCTTCATATCCACAATCGCATTCTCAAGAGTACCGTCATCGTGTACAATCTTTACATAGTGTTGAGCAGTTCTTACCAACTCATTACCATTCTCTAATAGTTCTGCTCCTGCATCGTTTCTTTGTGCTTTTTTCACTTCTTCAGATGAAGCTTTTAACTCTCCAACAAAACCACCACCTTGTTCTCTAGGAACAAACTCTAATAACTTTTGTTGAAAGTAAGTAGGTATAACGAGTATACCATCTTCTGCACTCCAAAACTGTTTAGTTACTGTGTTAAAAATATCTCCTTGTCCTGCACCTTTAATAAAAGCAGAGTCTGATTTTTTTATCTGTGGACTCATTGCTTGTATCACTCTTATAAAAGGTATTTGTACATCAGAAGATGTTACCTCTTCAAAACCACCACCAGAGTCTTTTGACATTTCCTCTAGGATGCTTACTGCTTTTTTATTATTAGTCTTACTCATCTTTACCTCCTTTGATTTTAGCGATTTGACCAACATGAGCATTGAATAATTCCATATCAATAGTTTGATTATTCTCTACTCTTTCACGAACCAATTTTTTTAGTGTAGATGGTTCTACCCACACTCTTGCCGTTGTATCCATTCCTTTTTCTTCTAACTCTGATTGAATAGAACGTGCTCTGTTGTCCTCGTTGACACCAAACTTTACTGTCACTTCGTTCTTTATGAAGTCCGAGGCTCCTATATCACGCAAGTGCGATATAGCTTGTTCCCTTTGAATAGGATCTTTTGGCATCGT